CAAACTCTTGCACCCACATTTCTGTAATAAATATTTTATAATTTGTTAAATCAAAACCCATCTCATCTAATAAATTGTGTGCTGTTGCGCCTACGTAGTTTTGTAATTCTAAAAAACTAGGATCACCAATTAATGATGTTGAATGAAAAACGTGACCCATATCACCTTTGTCGCCAAATTTTTTATTACGTTCATCAATAGTTGGTTTTGAAACTTTCTTTGATGCTATAATATACGGGTCCGATGCTTTATTTAATTTATCAACAAAACTAGGCTCATCAGCCCACCATATAGGTGATGCAAAATATTGTTCTAATTGTAATTGTTTTGGTAATGATAATATTTCTTGTTTTTGTTTTTTAGTTTTTTTCTTTTTCACATTTCTCCTTTATTTAAATGGCCACCCCAAATTCCAAATAACTAAACTTTTTCTTTCTCCACTTTTAACTGGACACACTCTATGCCATACAAATGAAGGAAATACAACTAAAGATCCTTTAGGTAATATTTCTTTACATTTTATAGGTTTTCTTTTTTTATCAGGATCTAAATTTCTAAAATCAAATTCTAATTCACCACCTTTATAATCTTTTGGATCTGATAAAGTTACGGTTACTGATAATTTTCTAATTTTACCATGTGATGGATCGTTAGGTTGTCTTTGATAGGGTTCATCCCAACTATCACAATGCCAATCATAGTATTGACCTTTTTTATATTTTGTAAATTGACAAGACTCAGACCAGTCCCATTGAAAATTCCAACCTGCATTTGCATTTGCTTTATTCACATAAGGTTGTATTTCTTTATAAACCCATCTATCATTCATCCAAACAATATTAGAATCTCTTTTTGTTTTTAAATCTTTTATTTGTTTTTGAGTTAATTTTCTATCACCATAACCACCTGTAACTGCCATTTGATCTTGAAGTTGTTGACCATATTTTACAATATCATCACAAATACGAGAAGGTATAACTGATTGAAAATACCAATAATAGTTTGTAAGGTTCATATATCTTTATGAACTTAATATAACATTTACTACGAAACTGTCAATGTCCCCGATACAGTAAACGTTGCTATCTTATCTCCGCTCGGATGAGTTGATGTACCATTAGTTCCAGGACTAACACTTAAAGAAGCTTGACTTGGGAATCTAACAATTACTTTACCTGATCCACCTGCTCCTCCATCTCCACCAAAAGAGCCTCCTCCACCGCCACCACCACCTTGGTTAGCAGAAGCACTTGTTGCATTTTTAGCAGGTGTTGAACTATAATTACCATCCCAAGCACCACCATTACCTGCTCCACTTCCTCCAGATGGGGCTGGTATAGGCGGAGCAGGGGCTGCTCCTCCGTAAGCTCCACCACCGCCACCACCAGAATAATTAGTTGCACTACCACAAATATTGTTAGGAACAGCTGATCCACCATTTCCTCCAACACCTTGTGTTGAAGTACACATAGCAGCTCCCGCACCACCAGCTCCACCTCCACCACCACCTGCATAAGAAGAACTTGGTCCAGTTCCACCGTTTCCACCATCATTACCTTGAGGTGGGGTTGTTGGTGGTGTATTTCCTGCTGCACCTTGTCTAGGTCCACCACCACCTCTTCCTCCACCACCAGAACCTCCAGATACAGCACATGTTATAGGACTTCCTGCACCACCTGCACCTCCACCCGCTGCTACAATACTGTCTACATCTGATGGACTGAAATCTAATGTTGTATTATTTCCATTACCAACTCCACCTGGACCACCTGCTGAACCTCCAGCACCAATGGTAATGGAATATGGTCCTGGTCTTACAAAATATGTTGTTGCCTGTAATGGAGAAGGTCCGTAACCAGAAGCTCTATATCCTCCAGCTCCACCACCTCCAGCAACTTCTTGTCCACCACCACCGCCACCACCAACTACTAAATAATCTACATCAAAACCAAATGCAGGCCATGTTCCATCTTTCTTAGATTGAAATTGACTTTGCATTGACCACACACCACTTGCTTTATTTAATTCTTTTACAATAACTATTCCTGAACCACCTGATCCACCACTTCTAGCTGTTCCAGGATTACTCCCAGTATTACCAGCTCCACCACCGCCACCGCCAGTGTTTGTAGTTCCATTACTTCCTGCTGCTCCTGCGCCACCATTTCCTCCACCTCCGGTTCCACCACTACCAGCTCCTGCAGGGTTTCCACCACCGCCACCACCGCCAGCATAAACTCCAGAGTTAGGTGCTCCTGGATAATCAGGACTTACATCTGTTCCTGCTCCACCATTACCACCACTTGAACTTGATCCGTTACCACCAACTGCTCCATGTCCACCACCGCCACCTGCTCCATATGCAGGTGAAGCATCAGCTCCAGTTCCTCCATTATTTCCTTCAGGTGGGCTATAACCACCAGCATTACCACAACCTTTAGAACCAGGTGGATAGTTTCCAGCTCCTCCACCAGAACCTCCTGGTTTTGCAGCAAGTGGAGGGCTATTGGGATATATTCCTCCATGTCCACCACCTGTAGAACTATAAGTGGTTCCGCAGACAACGATAGATGAATTACTTCCATTTGAACCACTACTACCACCTCCTCCAATAGTCACTGCTCCTGTTGAACCTGATGCACATAAATCTAGATTTCTTAAACCACCTGCTCCACCTGCTCCAGCTGCTCTTGTATTAAAATCGGTTGTAACTGCTTGTCCACCAGCACCACCAGCAACTATTAAAGTTTTAATAATTCTAGTCCCTGGTTGTAAACTTATACTAGGTGTGCCTGATGTTCTAACTGTTTGAGTATTTTTTCCAAACGAAGTTTTATTCGCCTTTCCAATTACTCCACCGTTTATATTACCGCTGCCTCTAGGCATTTAAGTGTCCTCCTATTCGGACACCCAAGCTGTGCCATTCCAATCGTATTTGGTAGGTGTTTCCGAAGTGTCGTTTGATTTAACTGCTTCCCAACCTTTAGTGTTGTCAGCATTATATTTATCTTCATTCCAAGAAATTATATATTCCCATTCAGGTGTCTCTTGACCATCATCAGTGATAGAAGGATACGTGATTGGTGCTTTCCACTCATCATCAGCGTTTAATGACCATGAAGCAAAAGGTTGTTGCATTAAAAATTTATCTTTTGCAGAATCGTAAATCATATCAATTCCTGCATATTGTTTTCTAAAATTACTATTGTAAGAAGTTTGTTTCCAAATTCCACCTTTAAAAAAATCTACACACCATGTTTCTCCATCAACATGCATATCATTATCACCTAATGGACCTGCTGCTGTTTCAATATCATTTGCTACAACTACTACTCTTTTTACAACTAAATGTGTATCAGATGTAAACCCTGTTGGATCTGTTTTTGATTCTAATTCTGCGAAATGTGCCATATTTTTACTCCTTAAATATATTACTTATATTTTATGACTTGGTTAATGTCAATCTAGTTTGACCAAGTGCCTGCTTTTACATTTTCATAAACTTCGTTCATACTCCATATTCCTGGAGCTTTTGGAAAATTAGTTGTTGCACATGCTTGTTTTATAATAACTACACCTGATCCACCTACACCAGCTGCAGGATTAGCATTATTTACACCGCCACCTCCACCACCAGTATTAGCTACACCAGGAGCAGTTGGAGGGGCTCCAGGACCAGTTGGTTCTCCTGTTCCTCCACCACCAGGTCCACCAGCACCACAACCACCTCGACCACCTCCGCCACCACCAGCAAAAACTCCACAAACACCAACACCTGTTCCAAAAACTGGACTTGCATCTGCACCATTTCCACCATTACCTGCAGTAGGCGCTAATCCAGTTCCACCAGCTCCTCCTGCGCCACCACCACCTCCTGCTTTAAATGAATAAGGAGCGGGAGGAACTCCTGAACCAGCTCCACCAGCGTTTCCTTGACCACAAGTTCCTGATCCTCCTGCAAGAGGAGCTACGTTGTGTCCTGCTCCTCCACCACCAGAACCACCTGGTAAACCATTACCAATACTATTTGGACTAGGGGATCCAGTTCCACCTCCACCGCCACCTGAAGTAGACAAAGGTGTTGATGAAGCAAAAGTTGAGTTTGAACCTGTTGAACCTCTTGAACCTGGGGAAGGAGATTTTCCTCCTGCTCCTCCACCACCGACTGTTACTGTGACTTGCGATCCTGGAATAGGGTGACAGTTAGTTAATTTGTAACCACCTGCACCTCCTCCACCACCATAGCCTCCACCACCGCCACCGCCAGATACTACTAGTACGCTAGCCGTTCCTGGTCCAAAACCTGGTGAACAATAATTACCTGATGAAGTAAATACAGTTTGTAAATCGCCTCTTGCTGTTGTTTGAGTTGGTCCTATTATTCCGCCATTAGCCATAGCTTATAAAACCTCCTACGCGTCGTCTATCGATTCATAAGACACGAAAAGCTCTAAGTCCGATGCAGCTCCTGCTCCACCTTTGAGGACATCGCCTTCCATTAAATAGATTGGAGTATCAAGTATAACTAACGTTGCGTCAGCTGGTACTGATACTGTTTTTGCTAAATGAAAATCTCCAGAAGTATCAAAGTTTGAAATACCATCTGGAGTAAAGTTTGCTTTTGCAACATATAAAGTTAAGTCTGCTGCATTCGTTCCGTCAACGTTTGCACATGTAATTCTATTTACTTTTACAACTTTATCTGAAGCTACTGTCAGTAAAGTTGTAGTTGTGGTAGCAGATAAAGCGAATCCTACTGATTCTCCTTTAATACTAGTTACTGATACTATATTTGGGTTTGCCATAATTTACTCCTTTTATCCGAAAACGATCGCCATTGCAATAGCTTTTCCTGTTGTTGCTGGTGAAGAATCAAAGGTTAATTGACCAACTGCTGTAGTCCCTGATCCTGTAATACTATCTACCTTTAAAAACGTTCCTGCTGTTATATTTGTTGTAGGAAACTTAATTGTGTAGCTTTGTGAGGCGCTATGTGGGGGTGATTGTAGCTGAATCCCATGGCTGTTGTCTTCACAATTAAGCTGCACAGTTCCTGGGTTTGTATCACCCATAGCTTCAATAAGACCGGTTCCTTTTGGTCTTAAACGTAAATTAAGATTTGAGTCGTCTCCAACTGCACCAATTTGTGCACCAGCACCTGTTGCAGCATTTGTAATATCTATGTGGTTTACTGCAGAACTAGTTGTTTCAAAAATTAATTGCTCTGCTCCATTTTCATCTCTTATTCCATGAGCATCATCAAAGTCTATCATGAAAGAGTTTGTATCTAAGTTACCACCTAATTGTGGTGATGTATCATCAACAACATCTCCTCCAAACTCTTGCATAGTAATATTTGGATTTGCACCATCATCTGCTTTTGCATATGCAATTACAGTTTTACCGTTTGGTACTGCAGCTGAAGTTCCTGTACCTGTAGCATATTTAAATGTTACAACTTGAGAACCTGATGTTGCATTTTTTAAAATATAAAAATTTTGTACATCAAGAGGGATTGTTACGTTTCTTGCTCCTGTTAATGAACCTGTAAATTCTATAACTCTATGTGAAAGAGTTGCACCTGTTGAACCATCTGAAACAGATAATGTTGTATCACCTGAATCTGATACTGCTTGAGTGGTATAACCACCAGCTACTTGTTCAATAATTTGTAAATTAGTATTAGTTTTTGTACCCCATGTACCAGCGTTTTCACCAGTTGCTTGAAGTTCTATACCAAGAGGCGTATATGTAGATGCCATAAATTTTTATCTCCTATGCAGCGTCACTATAACTTGTATTTGATCCAGTTGCAACATCTGAATAAGTGTCATTCGAGCCTGTTGAAACATTAGTATATGATATATTTGAACCAGGGTCAACATCCCCATAAGCAAATATATCTACGGTTCCAATATTAAACGATGAAGACAGCCCTGTCAATCCTACTTGCATATCTACTGGAGAAATTGATCCTACGCTTGCAGTGAAAGATATGCCAGTTAGTCCTAAACCTTCTTCTACTGTCAATGATCCTACACTAGCTGTCATAGTTAGAGCTGTAGGTTGAACTAATGCACCACCTAACCCTATGATAGATCCTTGACTAAATGTAGCTTCTAATCCTGATGGTTGGACTGTGTCGTTTGGTATTACTACAGTTCCAAGACTGGCTGTAAATTCTATACCTGTTAATTGTGCCTCTTGAGATGAAATAGCTGTTGCGGTCCCTTGTGAAAGAGACATAGATATACCAGAAAGAATTGCAGTTTCATTTGGTGCTTTTGCAGTTCCTTGACTTAAAGTCATGTCTTGACCAGTCAATCCAATGGTCATGTCATTAACTGTTAGAGATCCAACTGATGAAGTTATTGATTGACCCGTCAATCCAACTTGCATATCGACCACGGACACTGAACCAACAGAAGATGTAATAGATAATGTGTCGTCTATAACAACAGGAACAAAAGCTTCACCTTGTGAGAAAGTAGACTCTAAACCAGTTAGACCAATATTAGCATCATCAACTGTTACAGAACCAATACTAGATGTAATTTGTATACCTGTTAAAGAAACAGAAACAGTTTGATCAGAAAGATCTCCCCAACCACCATCACCACTCCATTGTTGAGCACCCCAACCCGTTTTAAGAGTTACGTCCTCATTCCATTCAGCTTGGCCCCAGGTGAACCTGCCCCATCCTGAAGTTGTCGACATGGTCGACCCCCTATGCTAATCTGATTATTGCGGCTGTCGCGTCGTTTGTAGGAAACTCAATTTTAAAAGTTCCATTACTTGCTGTTTTGTCACCACCAAAAGCTATAATTGCAACGGCGTCAGTAGTTGATGATCCACCAGCTGTTGTAGTGTTATAAATCATTGCACCATTTGCTGTAAAAGATGCAGAAGTATAAGTTACATCACCAAAATCTGTGAATGCAGTTGTGCTTGTTAAACCAACTCCTGTATTTGTTAAAGTTGCACCACCTGCAGTGTATGCAGTTCCTGATGTATTTGTAATTTCATTTGAAGTAGAATAATCTGTTGTTGCAGCACCTAAAGATGCAGAACTAGTAAATAAAGCTAATTTAAAAGTATGTCCACCTGATGAACTAAAATTGTGTTTACCTTGTAAAAGTTCTTGTTTAAAACTTGAACATATTGCCGATGTAATTGCCATAATTTATTCTCCTAAGGGTTTGCTGAATTTATCGGTATACGAACAGCGCCATCAGTGTAGTCATCTCTTCGTCTTCTACCAATTTGCTCTGCAGCAAACTTCTGTACTTCTTGTTTATATTTATTTTCGTAAAGTGTCAACATATCTATTGGACCTTTTAAAAACCCATATGCCTCTGATAGACAACAATATAACAACCCATTTGGAAAGTTAAGACTAATATAATTAGTGTCATTATTTTCTAAAAGATCAGGCATTTTGTTAAAATGAACTCTAAATCTATAAGTAGTATTTGGCGTTGGAGCTAAAAATATTCTACCTGATGTAGTATCGGATTCTCCCGTAGCACCACCAAACATAGCATAATATTTAGGTTGACCTTGAGCAGCTGATGTCCCTGTTATGTCTTGATACTCTTGAAGATAAGACATGTCTTTTTTCTCTAACCATCTGTTAGCTCCTGTAATAGCTGATCCGTTTGTGTCGTATACTTGTATACCTCTAATAAACAAACATCCTGCTGGTGCGTTAATAGATTCTTGTCCAGCAACAAAATTACCTAATTGTTGTTTTCTATCTGCATCAATAGGCACGTCTCTAAAAATTCTATATTGTGCATTTAAAATAATATTTTCTAATACAGCATCTGTTAAAACATTAGCATCTGTTTCAGTATAACTTTTAATTTGTGTTTTTAATCCTGATGCACTTAGTCCAGCCATTATATTTCTCCTGCTAATTCTTTACATGTTGGACAACTTTTTTTGTATCTAATATGTGTTCCACACTTCCATTTTTCTGGTTCTTTAGTTTCTTTAACTTCTTCGTACAAAACAAGATGTGGATCTTGTTTTTCTGGTTTAAATATATTTTTAATCCAATTCCAAATCATGCGGTTACAGTTACGGGTCCTGCTGATGCAAAACCACCTCCTCCTGTTTCAGTTATACTAGATGTTGTGCCTGTTGCAAAGGTATAATTATCAGCATCTACTTTGGTAATTGTGTATCCTGCAGCTAAATTTATTGTTGCAGCCGCTACTCCACCTACAACACTTGCGTCTCTAAAACAAACAGTATCACCAGATGATCTACCATGATCTGGTTCATTTACAGATATAGTTGCAGATCCATTTGTTGTTGTAAAAGGGTTTAAAGGCAAAAGATTAGGAACAGCTGTTTCTGTTCTATCTGGTCTAACATTACGTAAAGATATAGAATCACCATTCATAGGTTTTGGTTCTAATTGTGGTTGTTTTGGTTCAAACTCAGATACATGCACGAAAGATCCATTCCATTCTCTAACCATTTCTTTATATGGAAATTCCATACCAGATCTATCTGATATTGCTTTTGCGTATTTTCCTGTTGCGTACTTTGCCATTATGCTCCTGGGTAATATGCTTTTGGTGTAATGTATGTGCTAGAAGCTGAACCATCTTCTGCTAATGCTCTAGCTAATTCATCTTCATAATACAGTTTCATTTGTTGTGTAAGTTGTGGCTGATACTTTTGTGCAAGGTAAAAAGATAATCCAGCTGTCATACAAGGGACAAATCTAAATGGAACATCTGTTGCATTTGTATAATCACCTACATCTTGAATTCTTTTTATATAATAAAAATGCATATCTTTAGATGCATTTGTTGAATCTGGTGTTGGATAAACATGCACTCTAACTTTATCAATAAATCTTTCAACCCAATATTGATTAGGTGTACCTTTTGATAATTTATTTGAGAATCCTGCATAAGTAGATCTATCTACTTTTGTCATCGGACTATCTGATTGAGTTGTTTGTGTTCTATTACTTCTTAACTGTGCTTCAAGGACATCGGATATTCCATATATGCCATTTGGATTTGATGTAGCACTTGTACCATCATCACTTGATCTAAAAAAATCATACTCTGCTTGACCTTCAACCAAATCTAAATCTAATTCATCTATTTCCCAATAGTGAATACCTCTATTACCCCACTCTTGAAATAAGATATTAAGAGATCTTCTTGCAGATTTAAGTTGATAACCTGCTACAGAATTTAATCCAATACGTTCAAATGCGTCTTCTACTATTTCATCAATAGCAAAAGTTTTATCAAATGTTGCTGTTCCCGAGGTAGTATTCGCCATTTAACCTCCTATGCGTCTAGGTATACTGTCAACCCTGTTATATCGCCTTGGTCCATTGGAAGATAAGCACCGTCACTAAATAGAACTCCATCATCAGGAATGTAAGGATCTAAATCTCCTGCGTCTGCAGGTATGGTCATTACAGTGGCTCCTGTGCTTGAAGTAGTTTTA